TCACTGGGGGATTATCTAATGAATATGTTAGCCAATATCTCGTTTGATGCTGCTAAAGAATCAAAGCTTTTGAAGGATTTAAGCAAGCATCCTGAACTGTTAGCCGGTGCAGTTGAATATGCATTCCAACGTGGTGATATCAACTCTAAAGAGTACCGCAACTGGCAAAGCAAGATTGCAGAAATGGAGCGTCAACACACTGCAAACCTTTTAGCAACTATTAAAGCGTGAGGTGTGTATGGGCCATTTCTTCAATGCAGAATTTCTCGAACAGTTTGGGTGTTGTGCTGGTGAAGAAGATGAAGCAACCCACTACAGCACTTTCGGTGGCAGCGATTGGAAATTGAAGGCCAATAAAGACCAGATGTTCTATTGGGATGCACTCTCAAAGTCTTGGAGAAGATGGGCATTAACTTTAGAACACTGCACGCCAATCGGTGAGAAAGAACCGAATTACAAATGCGGACCAGTTAATCAAGTCGTAGTTAAGAAAGACGAAACGACTAGTGAATCGTCTCCGATTTATTCAAATTCGAAATATAAAGGTGATTAACGATGAATGCACAAATCAAAGCACCGTTAATAAATAGTGAAGAAAACATGCAACTGTGGAATCAGGTTTTTATTACTGACCCACTGGCTGTAAAACCTATCACTGGTAAAGCTTACAAAGGAAGCTCACCTAAGCCATATTGGCTTATTGAACAGGCTACTCGTGTATTTGGCCCTGCAGGTTATGGATGGGGTCACGACATAATCAATCAAGGCTTTCAACAATGCGGACCTGAGGACATGATTCACTGGGCAATTGTTGAATTCTGGTACATGAAAGGAGATCAACGCTGTGCTGTTCAGCAGATGGGCGGCACAAAGGCCATGTACAAAACCAATAACGGAAAAATGATTGTTGACGAAGATGCGCCTAAAAAATCAGTAACTGATGCCTTGGTTAAAGCTATGTCATCTATTGGGTTTGCGGGCGATATTTTCTCTGGTCGATGGGATGACAGTAAGTATCAACAAGAAGCCTATGACCATCACCACAACCCACAACCAACTGATGCTGATTTCCACAGTGCACTGAAAGCTATTGAACTTGCTGCTAATAGAAAGGCACTTGGTGAGATATACAAGCGGTTTGTCGGCACTCAATACCAAAAGGAAATCGAAACACAATGTGGTGCTAAGTCTGATAAGGAAGGATGGTCAGCATGATGAAGTTCATACCCGACACAATGTCTTTCCCCTTCACTGTTTGGATGAGTGAAAACGGATTCTATCCATCTCATAAGAAAGGTTTCATTGTGCTTAAGAAAGGCAATGAAGTAGCAAAGATTTCAACTCAAGAAACTAAACATGGCTTTGCAATGAATGAAGTATGTCAAAAGAAATTCGCTTCATTTTGCAGAGCTTGGATGAATCGAGATAAACATTTTGTTGATCAACTGCGTATGCGCGGCATGGCGAAAATGAATCAACTTAGTTATCAGCAGGTGGCAGCATGACAGATTTGAATAAGGAAAGAGAGGCTTTTCTGAATACCTTCCAATATTACAAAGGAAGAAGAGACATTAGATGTGCAAAGCATCGTGATGCAGAGCTAGAAAAAGCCAAAGCTCAGGCGGTACCAGAAAATACCGAAGATTGGTATCTCGATGAAGATGAAGGCTTATGGCTGGATCATGACGGTATTGATGGAACTCTTTGCGAGTTGGGTATAGGCGAGGTTAAGCCAGTAAAACACAAAGAGTATTTAATAACTCAAAGCAACACTTTGTATGCCGCAAGAGTTTGGGATAGTGACGATGATCATATCGCATGGAAGTTATTTGAATCAGAAGAGTCTGCATTAGAAGCAGCTGCTTATTGCAAACAGATGTATGAAGCAAGCGAATCGGGAGCTGAGGGATGAGTGAATTTAATTCTATTGAAGTTGAGTTGAAGCTCTCTATTGGCTTCGCTGTAGGTAAGCGTCAAGAAAAGGTTTTACTGAGTGACTACATCTCAGAAGATGAATGGAAAGCACTAGGCTTCTTTGAAAAGCAAAGATTTGTGGAAGAAGAAATCTTAGAAGAATGGGCTAATGGGTACATTGACAAAAGCGCCGAGGTGTTGGAGTGAATGGTCTCGACTTTGAGCAACTTTATCTAATGGCTCTCATGAATAGTAAAAAGCCAAAGTACGTTTTGAATTGGGTTCATGTATCCAGACATGGGCCAGGTGCGACAAAAGCTACAGAAATTTGTGAATATTTTGGGATAGATCCAGAAGGCACTGATTTTAGAAAAGCGGAAAGTAAGGAGGGGTGAAATGACAGAAGTTAAATTTGTTTCTATGCCTGCATCCGAATTGGCTCAGGTCATCGAAAAGGCATGTGAGAATGCAGTAACTAAAGTTTTAGCAGCCCAAGGCGATGAGCTGCTTAACATTACGCAATTATGTGAACGTATACCAGGCTTATCCTACCATTCATTTAAGAAGTTAGCCAAAGAGCATAGATTCAAAGATATTAAAGGCCGTTATTCGCTTACGGCTGTGAAAGCCGCGCTGCAATCTCACTAG